TGCGTTCGTTCTTGATGGCGGTGATATTATCCTCCGCCGCAGCGATATCTTCCGTAAAGTTCGGCGCGGTTTCCAACTGTTGTTCGAATTGCACACGCTTAGCCTTTTCGTCCTCGAATTCGCGACGAATATCCTTAGCCTGAATACCGAGCGCGGCGGCGTCCTTAATGTAGTCGCCAAGCAGGTCACACATCCCCTTGATATTAGCCGCTGAAGCGTTATTGGCTTTCAACTCCTTCAGGTTTTCTTCAAGAGTTTCGATCTTGGTATTCAGCGTGAGCACCTTTGTATCGTATTCCGCCACACGCTCGTCGGCGGCCTTGTGGTCAGCCTTGATAGCATCCAAAACGGGCTGGAGCATATCGGCGTTGGTGATACGGTTCAGAATCTCCTTTTTGGTAGTATCGGGTGCGGTCAGAAAGTTGTACTGACGGTCTTGGCTAATAATGTAGTAGCGAAGGAGATCCTCTCGGCTAAGTCCCAGCAACTCCAATACTCGCTTATCTACCTCGGCCACGGACGTCAACTGAGTGTTCTCATGGCCGTTTTCGAAGAGCGCGGCCTTGGCGCTTCGCTTACGATAAAAGCGACGACGAATCTCCATAGTCTGGTGAAGAACGTCGTTAGCCAACTGCATTGCCACCCACGCTTCGTCGCTGGAACGGTTGATGGCCTTATCGCGCGTGATAGGTGTATCGCGTGGCAACAAATCGCCTGTAAGCGCCAGTGATATCGCTTCGAACAGCGTCGATTTACCGGAGCCGTTATTCAGCGAACCGCGGTCGGTCTGGTTATCGCCGAATATTACCGTACATTCGCCGCGCTTGAATACTACCTCAGCCCGGTCACGAAACGCGAACAAGCCGCCAAATTCTATTTTTACAGGATACCACATATCACAGTTCTTTAAGCATCGCCAGGCCCTCTTTCATGCGCTCGCCACGTATGTCGCGTTCCTTACAGAATTCCATGAAATTCTTAACGATGGTTGATTTACGAAACGTTACAATCTTCTCAGGGTCGGCCGCTGTGGCCATGGCTGCGGCAGTTTCGTCAGCTTGAAACTTGATTTCGATACCCACGGCCGAGAACTCCGAGGCGTTGAGTTTTTCGCAATCGGCTTTAGAACCCGTTACGACGATTCTGACGCGGTCATAATCTTCGCCGGAGTACTTATCCATGAGATTACGTAAAGTCGCTGTATCGGTCGCTGAGACCGTTTCACGGACATACCGCGGAAAGCGTAACGGGCGGTGCTCCCACGTGCCGTCGTCATACACGATGGTCACACCCTTATCATCGGGCGTTTCGCCAAAGTTGTTCTGGCACATCGAACCCAGATAGTGGACCTTTTCGCCCACGTCCGAGGCGTTGTGGTAGTGACCCACAAACACCGCGTCGTAGTTACGGAACATATCCGGGCGGATGTCACTTTCAACCTGCGTACCGTCGTTATTACGAACGCCCTCCACAGCCACGTGCGTTATCATGAACCGCGGCCCGTCAAACGTTTCACGTTCCAAACCGTTATCGACGGCCAGTTTCTCCTCTAACCACTTGGCGTCGCCATAGTAGGGTATCAACACGAACGACACCCCATTCCACACAAACTCCGACGCTTGGCTTACAACCGTAGCCGCTCCCGGACACACACTGAGGTAGCTGCGGTCGGAGTTCGGGTCAGTCTTATCGTGGTTGCCGGGAATAACCGCGATTTCCAGTCCACGCGCTTCAGCGTCTTCGGTAATTTCACGCCAAGCGTCGAGGACTTCCAAAGGTTGTGCCGAGCGGGACGTGAATACGTCACCGCCCAGAATCACAATATTACAACCTATTTCTTCAGCCAACGCAAAAGTCTGACTGAATAAATCCCGTACCACCATCACGTTGTCTTTCGACAAGTGTGGGTCGAAACCTAAGATGGCCACGGGACTTTTGTTCGATTTCCGTTTCATTTTGTAAAGTTTTACTTTCTTAACGTTGTACGCCCTATCCACCAACCGTCAGGTATCTGCGCTCCTCGGAGTAATCTTTTTGTTTCAATGCCATTTGTTATCCACCGTATGCCTGTACCCGACTCTCGAAGACGCTGGCGAGTGATTTCACTGACTTTTCTCCCGCGTGCATTTGTATTCCCCGTCATTTTCTTAGACATATGCGCCTTGAATTCCTCTGACCAGTGTTTACCGTACCGTGGATTGTTCTTCGGGTCGGCAAGACGTTGTTTAGCCTTTTCTGATATCTTCCTCTTGGTTTCTTCAGACAGGTGTTTACCGTACCAATAACATTTTTCGCCAGCGCATTTACCGCGACGGTTTTTTATCATCTTCTCTTTAACACCGGGAACTTTCATAGGGTTTATTTGGCCAAACTTATTCGCCGAACCCGGTAATATGTTGTAGCCAATCTTTTTATTGGCGGAATCGAATTTCTTGATGTAGAGCATCTCCCAAGCGTCGAGTTGTAGCTGGGTATCGCAAATGCGAAGCGTTTCGCGTTTGAAGTTCCTTCGACCATAACGTTTAACCGCGTTCGTCAAAGATACGCCGCTACCTAAATAACCATCAAACTCATCCGTATCGCACCAGTGTTGGCCTATGTAAATTCTTCCATTAACGAGGTTTGTCGTTTTGTAAATTATACCTTGCATAAAGTCCGCAATTTATCAATATCAATGTCCAGATCTATATTTGACAAATCGCAGTCTATATCTATTTCCTCGCCATTACGAAGAGGAATTTTAGCGTTTTCGGGCAATCTAAACTTGCCATACCCCTCAATTTCCAAATCCCAAAATTTAGGAACCGTTACGCGATTAGAATTCAGAAACCGTTCGAACATGAGGTTGTATTTCAACGGGTCCACGTCCGTGATGTACAGACAATACGCAATCAACGAACCGCAAACCGAGCCGCGGCCTGACCCGGTCATAATACCTTGCTCACGACACCAGTTCATGATGTCCCAAAGTATCATAAAGTAGTCACACAGCCCATTCGGTACGATGATGGCGCATTCCTTTTCCAACTCCGCCAGATACTGGTCGAGGTTATCAACCTTACCTACCAGCCGCTCCTGTACGCCCGCTTCCAGTTTCTCGAAAAAGGCGTCTTCAACCGTAGTTTTTACAAACTCGTATTTCGGCAGGTGACGTATTCCGGTGGGTATCTTAAAGTCAATACTCTCCGTCAACGTCGTGGAATTAGCCATGCCATCAATTATCTTTTCGTAGAGGGGCGCAGCTACGTCCATCCACTCTTCATACGCCAGAATCGTCTCTTTTGAGTTTTTGAAATACTGGGTTGCGCTTTCAGCGTTAACAACGCCTGCTACCTTATTCAGGAGCGACTTCAGAGGAGCCTCTTCGGCATCAAGATAGTACGAGTCGTTGATAACGAGCGGTAGCGTATCGCGGTAGAGTTTAATTTTGCGGCAACGGCATATGTAGGTATCAATACTTTCCAAGTGGTCGCGGAATAGGGTTTCGGACGCATACTCCACCGTGTCAATCTGGTAATATACACAGTCAAATGCGGCATGATAGGCTGTCAATAACCGCTTGCAACGCTCGACATCCCCCTTGAAATAGTTTAATTCGCTGTCAGGCGGTATTACACATACCAATCCGCGCCCTAACTTGTAGAGTTCTTCCGCGGGTATAAACCCCTGATAATCGACGTTGATGGCCTTATTAACCAGCAGCAGATTACGCCATCCCTGGGTATTCATGGCGTAGAGTTTCAACGAAAAGGTTTCCTGAACGTCAGCCGCCGGGTCATAGTTACAAGCCACCGTAACGGTTTCGCCGATGATAGGTTTCAGCCCCTTACCTAAACAAGCGGTCTGAAAGGCGAGCGTGCCAGCCAACGTATTACGGTCACAAATGCCCAGAGCCGTCATACGGTTGAATTTGGCCTTAGCAGCCCACTCTTCGCAGTTGGACGAACCGTTCAAGAACTCGTATTCACTATGAACACCCAGGTGAACGAACGGAACCAGTTCCTCAGCCGTGCTGGTACCAAGATATTTGAAGTCGCGGAATTCGGGGCGAAAAACCACAGTCTTATCCAGTCGCAGGTGGTCCTTCTTTATATTCGAGTAGTAGAACTTGCCGCCGAATTCGAAGAGAATGTATTTCACCACGCCATCGTACAGCGCGTCGAATTCAGCAGCCGTTACTGCGAACGAGAACCGTTCGTCGATTATCTTTCCGTTATCGTCGGGATGTAGATACAAGAAGTCCCCTACGCCCTCAATGGCGATTATGTTCAATTCGTCATCGCGCTTTTCTTCGATAGCCAGATAGTTATCTTCCGCCCACCGACGTAGCGAGTCAGTCATATTACAGGAGTTTATGGATTTCTGCGTTAGAAAACCTTGCCGCGAAGAAATTACGAGCCAACATCAAGTAGTCCCACTTTTCTTCAACGGATACGGTCCCTGTGATACGGTCCATCAGCACACAGCACGACTTCAGCAACGAATCACGGTCATCCTTATAGGCGCCAATATTTCGCTTGTAGAAGACATACACCTTCAACATCTGGTAAACTACCCAGAAATAGGTTGATTTCTCAAACACGTAGTTCTCAAACCCGGCCTCGTCTTCCAAGATATTGCCTTTTGCGTATCGCACCGCCAAACGATTTATCATCTCTTCTATAAAGGCCGTTATTTCACACAGGCGGTTTACCGGAACCTCCGATTCGAACTTAAAGTCCATCATATACGACATCGCTCCCTCGTAATACAAGCTGCGGCGCGTATTATTGGACACGAAAAGTTCGCTCATCTGCTCGGCGATATTATTCCATTCGTAGATATGGAGCGACTGCGAGTTGTGAGTCTGAACACCTAACTCTACCCCCAAGCAGAGGGACATTACCTCCGTCAGGAACGAGAACTGAAAGATGTTCGTGGGTAAGCCCCAGTGGAGATCATTCGAACGATTTTGGACCGTGGTAACGAGTTTCCTGTCGCGGATTTTCAACATCACCATATCGTTACACGGCAAGTCCTTCGATTTCACACCGAGGTCGAACTTAGGATTCCAAATCGACATCACAACCTGACGTGTTTCCGGGTCATTGCTCAACAGACGAACAGCTTCCTTTACCTGGTCCAGGCCCGGGTCCATCGACTCACCCTCTGACGAAATACCCCAATGACGTAAACGCCAGCCGTAAGGGGCATGGAACGTAACGCCATTATCGGAAAAATCAACCATCTTGCCGTTAAATATTTTCAGGAACTCGACGTCCTTACGACCTGTAACTATCCACATAGCTTCAGCCAGCAGGAAGAAGATGTTGATGTTGCGGGCATAGCCGCCTACACAGCGGCGATACGGGTTGTTGATTATTGTCTTGACATCGAGCAGTTCGCGTACCTTACCAGCACGAGAATCCTGAAGCGGGAGCGTCGTCATCATCGTGCGGTTGATATACGGATACACCTCGGCGAACGAACCGCGCGGGTCGGTAAATA